TTGTTGTTTGATCTGTAACTGGCTCGGCTAAATGCCAGGCCATCTGATAGACTAGCATTTGTACAAAGTATGCCGGCATATCAACTTCAGACACTAGCTTTTGATAATCTAAAACTATTGTTGTTTCATTTGTAAATAATTGATCACCCTGGATTTCATACTCAGTTATCTTAGGCAATGTACCAGTTGATAAAGAAGCATATACGGCCCTTGGAACACCATTAAACATATCTGATGGTAGTTGGTAAGCATACAAGTAAACATTCGTAGGTGTCGTTGTAAGTTGACCTAACTGCTGTTTTGTTAGTGTAAAGGACCAGGGATACATTCCCAGGGTTTGTGCTTTGACACGAGGATATAGCACTGAGCAGACTGAGCTAGGGGCTGTGCCGTCTGCAAACGAAGTGATTTGATTTGCTCCAAGTAGAAGGAGAGCTTGTGAACAAATGCTTACATCAGTATCGCCTTCAGCCATATCCTCGCCTTTTAGTTGTTAGTCACTATCTGTCTGAGAAATTGATGTTCCATCACTTACATCAACAACACCTGAAGCATTTGAAACGACAGTGTGAATTGATGATGCTAATGTACCACCAGTGCTTGTTACAGATATAATGACATCGCCTACACTTACATCATCGGATACGTCATTGAAGTATCCAGCACCATCTACAGTTCCTACTGCATCTGTTGTTGTGTAAGTAAATAGTTGTGGGGCTACTCCTTTTTTGGATTGACCACCAATTGGATTCCATCCAGTTCTACTAAATGCCATATTAACTCTCCCTACAAGTAATATCGACTAGACCATTCGCATCAATCACGATTGCTCCAGCAGAATACATTGCTGTTACTAAGAAGGAAGTTTTCTCAGGAATGTAGTTTACTTCTGTTTTTGGTGGGATACCAACAGCACAACCGATAGCATCTCTATGAAATGCTAAACAAGTTCTGTCGTTAGACCCATCTTTTGGAAGTCCACCTTCATCACGATCACCAATCATGTGAATCTCAAAACCCATGAATGAGTTTACTTCACCTCTGACTAATGCCTGGACCTGAGCAAAGTCTGCTGAAATTGCTCTTTCATCGCCAAGCAATGATGCTAGTGAGTTGGCATGGATAATCATGTGACGATCTGTAGGTGGAACTGATTTAGCATCCATACCTTTTTTCGCTTCGATTATCTTTCCTACATTCAAATCTGAAGCACTTGCAGAACCTGAAGTCACAACAGTGTTAGCCACTGTAGTGCCAGCAGAACCAGCTATCAATGCATCAATGATGATTTGATCTTCTCTTCTTCCTATTGCATTTCCAACTAACTTTGCAAGCTCTTGTCTTTCATCAAAGTTGATTTTTGCCTGGTTGAATATGTCTGAATATTCAGAAGCAACATAATCAGTAAGAGTTGCAGTTACACTTGAAAATGTACCATTTAATGGAACAACGTCAGTTGAAGGTGTTCTAACTGAAGCTGAACCTTTAGCCAAGATCGGAAACTTAGCAGTGCTACCTTCCACTCCAGTTCTCATACGAGCAACATTTCTAAGAGTGGCAGAGCCTTGATAAGCTTGATGAACCTCGGCTTCAAATAAAGTCACAAATGCTGGACTTAGTGTTGTAGCCATAAAGCTTCTCCATAGTTAAATTATTACATCGTTTTGGTTACCGGAAAATCCGACCTCAACTTTTATACAAGTATGATCGGCTGACGAGAGTTATCGATCTAACTTAGAAGATACACTATAAAAGTATATTTTGTAAACCTTATTATTATTAGTATGCCAATTTGTCACCCACTTGCGACAATTTGTCACCCCCCCTGAACAAAGAGGGAACACAAAAGAACATACCTAGAACATTAAGTGCCATAGGCTTGTTCAAATGCTCTTTCCACTTTCTTTCTGTAAACCGGATCAGTTTGATATTTAGGATCAGCCACCATTGCCTGGAGTTCTGTTTTATCAGGCATATCACCTTCAATAGAAACTGTTGGTATCTCTTGCTTGCCGTTTATGAGACCTCTAATTTTTTGCATCACTCTTTGACCTTCAGCAGTACCACCAAGCACCTCAAGTTCTTTATAATCATCTTTGGTAAAGACACCATCAGCTACAAGTTTTTTACTCCAATTAATATTCGATTGAATTATTTCTGAAGCATTGACACCAAGCTTTTCTTTTTCCTGGGCTATATTGATTTCTTCTTCTTGTTGTACACCACCAGTTATTTCTATAACTTTATTGATCAAACCAGTTACAGATTTGTTTGATAGTTGTTTTTCTTTTCCAAACTCAAGTACAGCCTGGATGACTGCATCATCAGGATCAACACCAACTTCAGATAAATCATATTTATCAGGTGCTGTCTCGCCTAACTTTTTCTCCAGGTGATTAATGCTTTTAGCCATGTTCTCAATGTTTGGACCATCTCTTTCATCCCAAAATTTTTCAGGAAACCAGTCCGGCCTTTCGTAGATTTCGCCTTCTGCAAGTTCTTCTTCTGCTCCAGCTTCTTCATTTTGGATGTGAGAGATTCCTTCTTCTTCGGCATTTTTCTCCTCGCTTTCTATGTTTTGTGCTTCTTCAGCCATAAGGCCAGCAGATTGCTGTTCTTCTTGCACTACATCTTTTTCATCATTCATTATTGCATCTCCTCATACGTTGAATAATTTCTCTTACAATTGAGTTCTGTCCTTCCCTGGCATAACCATAAGACGGCTCTGTACCAGGTGTCCATGCTGGTTGATCTATTGTTATTGACTGTAAATGCTGTAAAACTTTTTGTCCTTCTTCAGAAGAAAAACATCTCATATAAATTTTATCAATCTCGCTGGGTTCGTTTTTGTAAACAACATATTCTTCATCAATGCCTTCCCAGCCAGTATTACTGTTCAGGTATCTGATCTTCTGTGCCTGGTCCTTGTCCATCCATCATTCCTCCTTGTTGTGCCATTTGTGCCACCTCTTGAGCTTGTTGCAACAAGGCTTGTCTTTCTTCCGGTGTCGTTCTCAAGCTTGCTGGTATACCAAGATTATCAGCAATAAAATCCATAGCCTTTTCCTGGTTCATAAATAGTTGGCCTTGTGGCCCTAGCCCCTGAAGTATCTGCATATAATTTAAAACTTCTTGTACTTTTTCCATATTCTGAGCCATAGCAAGTGGTGCAGTAGGACTGATCTTTACTTGCAAACCATTGACCTTCAACGGCAGTTCTATCATGCCAAGCTCATCCATAAGTTCTAGTGTACGTCTTACAATCGGATACATAGTTTCAGATATCAATCTTCCAAATGCTGATCCTAGGTTTTGAGATAACTGCTTCATTCTTTCTTGTATCTCTGTTGCTGATCTTGCTGACATATTGTCAGGTGGCAAACTTTCATCCAGCATGATTGTTTTTATAGATGATATGAGATCATTACTTGTGAATTGTGTTAACTGTGGATCACCTGATCTAGGCAAAGGCTTCAAGCTTTCACCTTGTGGGCCACCATTTCTTGCTACTGGTATGATAGCTCCTGGCACAATACGAACTGTATTTGGATTCAAGACACCATCATCACTGGCTGTGAATACACCACCAATGGATAGACTAGCATTTTTCAAACCTAAATTTTTTGTTGTATTCAAACTTTTTATGTCAGGCAGTGCCAACAACACCGGACCTCTTCCATATCTTTCGCCAGCCGTTTTGCTATACCTGGATATAACCCAAGGGAAACTTTTGAGTTCTCTATACACAAGTTCTTCTTGTCCAGCATAATCAATAATCTGATAATGAATGTTACCAGTTTGTTTATCAAAGTATGTACCTTCAATGAGTTCTACTTCATCAGTTGGATTTTGCTCATACTTTTTTGCCATGCTTTGTGGTATCTTTATGTCAGGAAACTCCTGATCTAGAATTTCATATGGCCTTTTCATTTTTCTGTAAACTTTTTCAACACTGCCATTTGGCCCTTCATCGTATGAAATAAGAAAAGTTGGTATGCAAGTATACCTGATAGGCTCTACATCATCTCCTGGCTGTATCAACATAACGGCTGTACCTATAGCAAGTTCCTGGAGAAACTCACCGATAGCCAGGTCAAACTTTGATTGTCTCATAACTGAGAACATCTGATCTGCATATCTATCTAAAATTTGTTGAACTTCTATCTGTCTTTCTTCAGGAATTTGTTCACCTGGTTGCAACCGACACCAGGCTTGCTGGGGAGGAAATAGACCTGATTGTATTCTATTAGCGAACTTTTGTGTCGATTGCATGGCTGTTGAATCAAATACCTTAGACATTTTATTTTGGCCTGGCACACTACCTTCATAATAACCATCGTATAAATTTTTGTTTGGTAGAGCATATCTGTAAGCATCTTCATAGATAGCTCGCCAGTGAGCCTTCTGTCTTTCTGCTTGATCAAATCTTTTCTTTAGGTCTTTTGGATTTAATTTTGTCATGTTTTTTTATGCCTATTTGCAAAGTTCCTAGCACTCTCTTTTGATCTAAACCCCCAAGCTTTCAAAGCTAGTGCTAGTCTAGTTGGCCTTCCTTTTTCATCTTTTTCAGGACCTTTCATACCAGCAAACCTTGAAGCAAAAGATATTCTTCTAGGACTTGTTCCGGTTTTTATTGGTCTCTTTAAATTTGCTCCTTCTGTTTTTTTAAAATGCTGTCTGCCAGCTTCGTTCAATCCACCCTTTGGATTTTGAAATTTTTTAGCTACCATCTGTTTTCAACTTACAAGCTGGACATTCAAACTTTACTTCGTCATCCTCTTCTACCTTGGCCATAGCAATTTTGCAGACTGGACAAATAGGTAAACCCTTTTCAAACTTCTTAGGATTACGAGGGTATGATCTCATGCTCTTGGATTTCTACCTGGCCCTAAAGTTCTTTGTGGTGGCTCAACACCAGTTACATCACCTGACATAAGCATTCGGTTACGTCTACTTCTAGAAATTTGCCGTGAAGCTATCTTTCTTTTTTCTTCGTTTTCTTGTGCTGTTGCTCTTGCTTCTCTGTCTGCTTGTCTATCTAGCTCTTCCTGAGAAGGACCTGGTGGTGGCTTTGAACCACCGAATAAACCACCCATTAAAACAATCTCCCATAAACATAATAGTCTTTGATATCAGGACCATATTTTTTCAACAGCCCTTCTCTATCAAAGTAACACATCTCCATCCATTTAACGGCTCTGTTATTTGTTTTACAAACGTATGTTTGCAGTCTGTGAAGCTTGAGCTTCTCTGTTGCATAGTCAAAAAATCTCAATGCACCTTTATGAAAAATCATTTTGCTAGGTTCAAGATCATGTGTTGGAAGCATCCAGGCTTCAGCTACACCTTTCCATAATGGATACAATCCCCATATTACGATTACCTTGGCATTTCTTATGCCGGTAAAAGACAAACCTTCGACACCATAATCTTCTATATGTGGCCTTCCATATCCTTCAAGCACTTCTTTTTCAAATGATCTAAAGTTTGCCATATGAATATGTCTTTGATGAAATGGAACAACTCTATGCCTTATTCCATCCAACTGCATAACTTCCATAATTTCTTCTGATGTAAACATATCTCCCCCTATGCGAATACATTGAAATCTGTTTGTGCCACAACTGGCTGGCTAAATGTTTTTGTTCCTCTAGTCATTCTTCTCATCTCGCCACCACCAAGCAGACAATACCCAAGACTATCTCCAACATGCGAATGTTCATTTTTATTTGGTTTATCTCTAAATCTTTCTTGACCAGCACCTACAGCTACCCTGGTGAAGTGATAACCACCTGACAATGATTTTCTTAGCCTGAGACATTTTCTGTTTACCAGGAAGCCAGGCTTGCCTTGTATCAGTCTATTCATCGGCATAGCGACTGCTTCTCTTCTAACTTTGAAATCATTTGTTGCTGTAGGTCTTGCCAGTATCCCATTTGTTTTTAGAAACTCAAAAGATGTTTGTTCATAAATACCTTCTCTTGAAGCACCAGCCGGATCACCCCAAACCATGAACTCATTGTTTTTTGGAAACCTGATTGCCATTTCTGATTTGAGTAGATTCACAAATCTATCCAGGCCCATATCAAAAGTTACAATCTCATGTAAGACATGCCATGCACCATTAGGCATTTTTTGTGCAAAGACAGCCGAAGGTGTCAGGCCAAAGTCCAGTCCTACTTGTACTGGTATATTCTCATCTACTTCTAGATCAGCAGACATTGTGCTGTCATCATACTCAGGCCATACTGGTCTTCCTTCCTGAACATAAGTATACTTGCCTTCAGCATAACATCTAACCCAATCTAAATTTTTACCACCGAGTAGCTGGTCATAGTATCCATCAGGTAGGTTATGTAAGTTCTCAGCCTTTGGATTAGTTTTAAACCAGCGACCACCAGCCGATATATAACCCTGAGCTTCAGGTATTTCTTTTGGTACATCTTTCAATGGCACTTCTAAAACACCACCTGGTTGACGATAAAATCGCCAGGCAAACTTGCCTTTTGGTTTTTCTTTCTCAGCTAATTTATACATCCAGTGATCATCATCGCATGGATTGCTATCCATCCATATTCCTCGCCAGGTACATCCACCATCAGCCATAGAAGGATATCTTCCTACCCTATGAGACAATCCATCTATAACGGCTTTCGGCAACTCTCGTGCTTCATTGACGAATGCCCCAGTGAGTTCAAGAGATAACAGCTTCCTGGTATCTTTGGGCTGATCTAATGCAAGAAATATTACTTCACAATCTATGCCTGAAGCATTGCCCCTGGCTGGTAGTTTCAAATGATGTTTGATTGGTGGTGACCAGTGAAGCCCACCCCAAATATTCTCAGGAAATAATTCTAACCAGGTTTTTATGGTAGTCGTTTTGAGCATAGGATAACTGTTTCTTACAACAACAAATCTAGAATATCTTACACCATCCCTGGGTGACGGCTTTTGCTGTACTGCCCTTTTGAATACTTCAGCACAACTAGCATAGGATTTACCTGAGCCTACTGGTCCGATCAATCCTCTAACAAAGCTATCATCCTTCAAGAACTTCCACACTGTAGGTGAGGTACTAAAATCTAAATTTAATTTATCAGGTTTTTCAATCATACAATTCTCTTTTTGCTTTCATAAAGATGTTATAAATTTTTTTCTTGCCTTTTGATCTTGCCCTCAATCCAATGCAGTGAAAGTGCATTGCTCTTAAATGTTTTGATATTATGTTATAAGTTTTAACTTCATTTATATAATTTTCAGCATCTTGAATATTATCGATTACTATGGATTTTAGAAGAGGTACAGCTTCAAGTTTTGTCATTAGGTCCTACCATGTTAACTTCTATGACACTCGGCTTTTCGCTTTCATGTTCCTTATCCAGGATACCAGCACTCTTAGCCAGCATTTGCAGAACTCTTACTTTATCAATCATTTCAATCTCAACTTCAAAACTTTCACCAACTGGTCTAGCTTTGATCTTCTTAATTGACTGCAATGCATGTTCAGGGATTTCATCCAAATTCTTAATACTAACTTTGCCTTGATCATCCCAATCCACAACATCAGTAACCTTTGCCTGACTAATCGATAGTAAAGCTTCTGCAAGCTTATCCCTATTCTGAAAAATAACATCCGATCCTCGAAGCTTCTTCTTTATATCTCTTACACCACCCAGGTTATTCATCCTAGGTACTGCTCTATTCTTAGATGGCAATATCACTCTCCAGGGTTGCATTATCAAAACCATTGTCTTTATCAACAGCCT